GACCAGTGCTAACGTTGTGTCTACTTTCGGTACATACAGTCCAATCACCGCCTTTATGGATGATTACAGAAAGATTGTATTTAACACACCGATGGAAGGGTTTACCGCAGACGAGCTAGAAAAGCTTATGAAGCCTCGTGGTCTTAAAGCCACACAGGCTGAGTTTGACGGGCTTCGTGCTGAGCTGCGTGGTAAAAAAGCTATCGGTACCGCTGCTATCATGGCTGCCTTTGGCATGTTCCTGCAAGGCAGGATTCGTGGTAACGGTCACTTTGACCCAGGCCGTCAAAGCGTTCGTGCAGAAGCTGGTGAATACCAAAAGAAAACATTCATGGATGATGATGGTAACTGGCACAGCTACGACTGGCTTGGTCCTGTCGGTGACTGGATGGCATTTACTGTTGACGTCATGGATAACTTTACCAGTGTTAGTGAGCCAGACCAGTTCCTTGAAAAAGCTAGCTTCGTGCTGGCTGCTTCGTTGACTAGCCGAGATATGTTTGCTGGTCTTGAGCCTATGTTCGACGTCCTTCGTGGCGACGGTGGTGCTCGGACTCGCTGGGCTGCTAACTTTATCAGTCCTATGGCACCGCTTCATGGTGTGCGACGTGACCTTGGTAGAATCATTGCTCCTGGTATGCGGGTAGTAGAGAACGAACTTGGCGCTCACATCCGTAACAAAAACGGTGTAGCAGACATCATTGATCCTGAGGGTGCACTGCCCCAACTTAAAGACTGGCTTTACGGTGACAAGGTTGGCTATGCAGAGAACCCGTGGATTCGTGCCTGGAACGCTACTATGCCTATGAAGATCTTTGAAGGCAAAGACCGTCCTGAGGCTGACTTCCTTATGAAGATTGAGTACGACACCCGTCCCGTGTTTAACGTGGCAGAAAACGGTGTTAAGTACACAGCTGAAGAAAAAGCTAAGCTGTTCGAGATTATGGGTGATGATGGTTACTTTAGAGACCGCATTGCTCACTACATGAAGATTTACAACGCCGATCAGTGGGTCGATACTATCCACGGTCTTCGACTGCGTGATGGTAAAGACATTGACGAAAAGGTGTTTGATAACCTTTACATTAACATTGACGCGGCTGCACGTCAGGCTAAAAAACTTGCAGAACTTCGGTTGCCGCAAGAAATGCAGGATGATCTGCAAGAACGTATTTACCAAGCTGGTAGGAACGTAGTGGATCAACGTATGGGTCAAGCACCCAGGTTTGACGTACAAACCATGACTAACAAATAACCACCCGTAACCTTTGACATCTTAAATGTGTAATGGCTACAACTGAAGTATTTTACAACGGTGACGGATCTGACGTCACCTTTACAATTCCATTTGAATATCTAGAGGAATCCGACGTCAAAGTTTCTGTTGGCGGAGTCCTAAAAACTCAAGACACTGATTACACGTTTTCGACTCTTACTGAGATTACGTTTACTACTGCTCCTCCGAGCGGTACAGATAATGTAAGAATTTTTAGGGATACGGACATTGACAGCCTGCGGAACGAGTTTTTCGCAGGTTCTGCTATCCGTGCACAAGACCTAAACGATGACTTCCTGCAAACCCTTTATACGGTGCAGGAGATTGATAATTACACCTGGGATAACGAACTTGACACTATTCATAGTGACGAGACCTGGGTAAGCAGTGATACGCAGATTGCAACCACTGCCGCTATGGATCAACGCTTCCAAGATGAAGCCGCTGAAACCATTACTAGCACTGAAACGTGGCCTGACAATGACGATACCATTGCAACCACTGCTGCTATTGACAACCGTATTGACACTGCAATTACTAACGATATTGCTGGGTCTGATGGTGTAACTATTACTGATGACGGTGACGGTACTATTACTGTTGGACTTGGTTCTAGTTCTGTTGACTTTGATCGTATCAAAAACGACGACATCATTACTTATGCAGAGCAGCCTACGGTAACTCCGTCTGATGCCAACATCTTTACTGCTAGCGCAGCAGGACGTCAGTTTGACACCCTTGTTCAAACATCTATTCCTACGGGTAGTGATTGGGAAGTAGGTAAAACCTGGCTTCAAAATGACTCAGATAAAACCGTTTCTATTTGGAACGGCACTACTTGGATAGCTATTTCTTCTGGTGGTTCATTTACTGAGTTGTCTAAAGTTATCTATGTTGACTCTGTTAACGGTGATGATACACTTGCTGGTCACCGGATTAGCAATCCTAAGCGGACTATTAAAGCTGCAATGGATGACATTAACGGTGATGCTAACGGTGATGGTAGTCTTGTGGTTGTGGCACCTGGTATCTATGGTGAAACATTCCCGATTGATATTCAAAAAAATGATGTTGCCATTGTCGGTACATCTTTGAGGAACTGCATTATTCACCCTGCTATTCCAGCTGCCGATCAAGCTGGATACAGTGTAGACACGCCTGAAGCAAACGAACTTCAGACAATGTTCCGTGTAAACAGCGGTACATACTTGTATGGTTTGACCTTGCAAGGCATGAAGGCTAGTGGTACCCGTGGCGGTAACAGCCTTGATACTGATTCGACTTATGGTCTGCCTGCAAACCAAGGCTGGAACTTTGCGTTCTATCCTGGTGCAACTATTAAGAAGTCTCCGTACATTCAAAACTGTACTAACTTCTCGGATAGTCAGATTAACAACGTCAACTTTACTCCGCATACGCCTGGTGAAGGTGCTGCTGGTGACCTTGACTCTGGTCCGTCTGGTGGTGGTATTCTTATTGATGGTAATGTTCCTGCTGCTGCAAGTCCGTTGCGGTCGATGGTGTGCGATAGCTACACCCACACCGCACTTGATGGTCCTGGTATCTTTGTTACTAACAACGGTTACTGTCAGGCAACTAGCTCTTATTCATTCTTTAACCACTTCCATCTGAAGACTAAGAATGGTGGTCAAGCTAACCTTGCTGCTTCTACTACTGACTTTGGTCGTCATTCATTGATTGCTGACGGACGTTCTCCGTACGCTATTTTCACTGCTACTACTACTGCAAGTGCAAGCGACGGAAGTACCACATTTACTATTGGTGCTCCGACTGCACGTACTGCAACACCTCTACCTTGGCACGGTTCTGCCACTCGTCCGCAAGACAACATGCTTGTAGACATCGGTGGTAACACCTACCCTGTTCTTAGTGCTGTAGCTGCTGGTAGTGGCTGGACTGTAACGGTTAGCCGTCCTAATCCTACTAACCTGACAGAAAACCTCGGTCTCAACGGTGCTGTTAGCAGTGGTGCTTCTGTAAGTTTCTTCCTGCGTTCTATGATCGCTTCTAGCGGTCACACAATGGAATACGTCGGTAGTGGAACTGATTACCGTGCATTGCCTGAAAATGGTGGTGTACCTGATGACACTAAACAAACAACAGAACTAAACAACGGTAAAATCTGGGCTGCTATTACAGATCACCGGGGTAAATTTAATGTTGGCTCTACATTCAGTGTTGACCAACAAACCGGTGTTGTAACGATTGCCGGTGAAGCATCTGACACTGTTCGTAAATCTGCACCTACTGGGTCTGCAATTCTTCCCGTTGGCACTACTGTTCAAAGAGATGCATCACCTAACAACGGTTATTTGCGGTACAACTCAACAACAAACGATTTTGAAGGTTACCAAAACGGTGCCTGGGACTCTCTTGGTGCTAAGGTCATAAACGACCTGGATGATGCTGTTACCGACAGCTCAGGCAAAACAATCGGTCTTGGAACTGGTGCTCTTGAAAATGATGATGGCACAGACAACGGTAATACCGCTGTTGGTTACCAATCACTAAATGCAAATACTAGCGGTACTGCTAATACTGCAGTTGGTTTTCAATCCTTGCACAAAAACACCACAGGAAACAACAACAATGCTTTTGGTGTAGGAGCACTACATGAAAACACTACAGGTTCAGAAAACGTAGCTATTGGAGACACTGCTCTCGACGACAACACTACTGGATCGTATAACACTGCTATTGGCTTTTCGGCTTTAAAACACAACACTACTGCAAGTAATAACGTTGCAGTTGGAGAACAAGCTTTATATGACAATACTACTGGCACGGAAAACGTTGCTGTTGGTCGGTTTGCTTTATATGACAACACAACAGGAGACTTTAATACTGCTGTAGGTTACCGAGCGTTGACAGAGAACACAACTGCAAACAACAACGTTGCAGTTGGTCATTATGCACTTGATAAAACCACTGGTGCAAGTAACACTGCTGTTGGCGGTCGCGCCATGGATGTAAGCACTAGCGCCAATCTTAACAGTGCATTTGGTTATGGTGCGCTTGGTCTTAACACAACGGGCGACCAAAACGTAGCCATCGGTGCTCAGGCGCTAGCTGCAAACACCACTTCTGGAGACAACACAGCAGTCGGTTATCAAGCTGGTGACAGCATTACCACAGGCTCAAACCTTACTGTTATTGGTTACGATGCTGATGCAAGTTCTGCTACGGCAACCAATGAAATTACGTTAGGAAACGCGAGTGTTACTTCACTCCGCATCCCTGGTTTGCAGTCTGGTGCGACTGACGGACAAGTTCTAACCTACAGCTCCAGTAACGGGAACATTACCCTTGCTGATGCTGCAGCAGGTGGTGTAACTGATAACAGCAACGCTTCTACAAGCATTGGTCTCGGTCCAAACGCACTAGACTCTGAGACAAGTAGTGGTGAACATAACACAGCCTTGGGTGATTCTGCGGCTACAGCAATTACCAGTGGTGATAGAAACACTGCTATAGGACGTGAAGCTTTAAAAGCAGCGACTACTCAAGATGCAAACACTGCTGTTGGTTACTTTGCTTTGCAAAACTGTGCTAGCAATGAAAACACAGCCTTAGGCGCTAATGCTGGTAAGTTTTTCTCTTCTGGCAGTGGTCAAAACACATTTATTGGTGATTCTGCTGGACAAGGTGCAAGTGCCGCATCAACTGGCACTGGTAATGTTGCTGTCGGTAGAAGTGCAGGAGAAAATCTGACGACTGGTGGTTATGTAACTTTTGTTGGTAAAAATGCAGGGTTTGCAAACACTAGTGCTTCAGGTAACTCCGCTTTCGGCGCAGGTGCTTTAGCTTCAAACACTACTGGAGACAAAAACGTTAGCGTTGGCTATGAAGCTTTGGTGTCAAACACTACTGGAGAAAGAAACGTTGGTGTTGGATATGATTGTCTTCGTGCCAATACTATTGGCGGTCAAAACGTTGCTATTGGTGAATCTGCTCTCCGTTCAAACACAACGGGTTATCACAACTTTGCACTAGGACGTGATGCATTGCGGACCAACACTAATGGCACTAAAAACATTGCTATTGGTACTAGCGCACTTTACACTTGCAACGGTAACCACAACATTGCTATTGGCTACACCGCTGGCGATGCAATTACTACAGGTGACAGAAATATATTTATCGGAACTGATGCTGGCACAAGCACAACCACTGCATTTTCAAATGTCGGCATTGGCTATGAAGCTTTAAAAACATGTACTTCAGGTGGAAGCAATACTGCTATCGGATGGGCGAGTCTTAAAAACAATACTGGTCTTTATAACACAGCTCTCGGTGGCCGTAGTTTGCAAGCCAATACATCTGCCAATAACAATGTTGCCGTTGGTTATGACGCTTTGTTGTCAAACACCACTGGCACTCAAAACGTAGCCGTTGGTAAAAGTACGGGTGATGCAGTCACCACAGGCAGTAATAACACACTTTTAGGTGGTGTTGCTGGTGGCGCAATCACAACAGGTAGCTCAAACGTTGCTGTTGGTCATGAAGCACTTAGGTATGCAACGACGCCAAATAGCAACATCGCAATCGGCAAAGAAGCCCTGGGTGCTGTTACAACAGGCTCTCAAAATATCGCTATTGGTACTAATGCTGGTGACGCACTTGAAACCGGTGAATTTACTGCATGCCTAGGTAATTACAGTCTTACCGCCGCCACAGGTAGCCAAAACACAGCTTTAGGTTATTCCTCCGGTTCAACCATCACTTCTGGTGGCAACAACATTGTCATTGGTTATGACGCTCAAGCCAGTGCAGCCACTGTTTCTAACGAAATTACCTTAGGCAATACAAGTATTACAAGCCTGCGTATTCCAGGTCTTCAGTCTGGCGCAGCCAACGGTTCCGTACTGACTTACAACTCCAGCAATGGAAACATCACGCTTGCTGCTGCAGGTGGTGGGCTGTCAAACAACAGCAGCCAAACCAACAGCCTTGGTGTCGGTTCTGGTGCGCTAAGCAACGACTCTGGAAATAACAACACTGCTTTTGGTAGTGCGGCGCTAGATGCTTCTGTCAGCGGTATTCAGAACACGGCAGTTGGTTCGAGTGCTTTGACTTCACTTACCTCTGGAGAATATAATGTTGCAGTAGGTATGCAAGCGGGTTATTCTCTCACGACTGGAAGCAGAAATACTTTCTTTGGAGCGTATACTGGTTATACCCGTACAACAGGTGATGATGCAACTCATATTGGTTATGGTGCCGGTTATCATCAGACTGGTAGTTCTAACACAGCAGTTGGAACTAATGCACTCTTAGGTGCTTCAGGGTCCAGTACAGGTAGTACTAACACTGCTGTTGGTTATCAAGCTTTAAAGGGAACCACTACTGGCAATGGTAACTCAGGTATTGGCAGTGGTGCAGCTAGTTCCTTAACAACAGGTCTTAATAATACATATATCGGTAGTTCATCTGGAGCATTATCGACCACTTGCTCTTACAACGTAAGCGTTGGTGCAAGTTCTCTTTTAAGAAACACAACCGGAGCAAATAACACTGCGATTGGTTATCAGGCTTTAAAAGAAAATACTACTGCAAGTTACAACACTTCCGTTGGTTACAAAGCTGGCGCAGCAAACGTTACTGGCAACCAAAACACATATATTGGTTACAATGCTGGACTCTCTTGTACTACAAGTGAAAATACTGTTGTTGGATATAACGCTGCTAATGCTATTACCACAGGCAGTTCAATCACTGCTATAGGCAGAAATTCGTTGTACACGGCTACAAC